ATGGAACCGAGAGGCAGCGATCTCGGCGATTTCAGCGAGCCGTACCGCGGCTACGAGATCGAAGTGAAGACCGAGCAGGTGTGGGACGGCGAGCATGCGCACTATCGCGTGCTGCAGGGCGCTGCCGTGCGGATCGACTGGCGGCTCGTCAAAGTCGACGGGATGCTGCTGACGGAGCGGCGCGTGATCGAGCGCGTGCTCGAAGAGGCGCGGCGCGCCGTCGACGCCGAGCTGGGCGACGGCGGGCCGGTCTAGTCAGGCCGCCGGGCCGGCCTGGTCGCGTTGCGGTAAAATGGCGGGTTGCTTCCCGCGCCGCTTGCTGCCCCGAATTCCATGTCCGCACCGTCCTCGCTTCCTCCCCGCCGCGTCTGCGTGGCGCCCATGCTCGACTGGACCGACCGTCATTGCCGGTCGTTCCATCGCACGCTGACGCGCGACACGTGGCTGTATACGGAAATGATCACGACGGGCGCGCTGTTGTTCGGCGACGCCCAGCGGCATCTCGCGTTCACGCCGAACGAATCGCCGATCGCGCTTCAGCTGGGCGGCAGCGAACCGGACGATCTGGCGCGCGCCGCGAAACTCGGCGAGCAGTGGGGCTATGACGAGATCAACCTGAATTGCGGCTGTCCGTCCGAACGCGTGCAGCGCGGTGCGTTCGGCGCGTGCCTGATGAACGAGCCGCAGCTCGTTGCCGATTGCGTGAAGGCGATGCGCGATGCGGTGTCGGTGCCGGTCACGGTCAAGCATCGGATCGGGGTCGATGCGGTCGAGGACTACGCGTTCGTGCGGGACTTCGTCGGCACGGTAGCCGAGGCGGGCTGCCAGACGTTCGTCGTGCACGCGCGCAATGCGATCCTGAAGGGGCTTTCGCCGAAGGAGAATCGTGAGATTCCGCCGCTCAAGTACGACTATGCGTACCGGCTGAAGCGCGACTTCCCGTCGCTGGAGATCGTGATCAACGGCGGCATCAAGACGCTCGACGAAGTCGCGCAGCATCTCGAGCATGTGGACGGCGTGATGCTCGGCCGTGAGGCGTATCACAACCCGTACGTGCTCGCGGAAGTCGATGCGCGCTTCTATGGAGCGACCGCCGCCGCGCCGACGCGCGAAGAGGCCGAGGCGAAACTGATCGAATACTGCGCGGCGGAGCTGAAGCGCGGCACGTATCTCGGCGCGATCGTCCGGCACGCACTCGGGCTGTATCGCGGCGTCGCGGGGGCGCGCGGCTGGCGTCGCGTGCTGTCGGACAACAAGAAGCTCGCGCGCGGCGATCTGGCCGTGTTCGACGAGGCGCGTACGCATCTGAACGACGCTCTCGAAAATTTTGAAAAAAATGCTTTGCAAGATGGAAAAGTCTTCGTATAATCTTGTTCTTCGCTGCTGAACACGAAACGAAACAGCGAAGAAACAAAGCAGTATCAGTGGTGGCTGTAGCTCAGTTGGTAGAGTCCAGGATTGTGATTCCTGTTGTCGTGGGTTCGAGTCCCATCAGCCACCCCAACAAATTCAAAGACTTGCAGCACGATTAATTGATCGAGTTACAAGTTTTGGAAGATGAGATTCCAAATTTTGGAAGATCTTCCGAAAAGAAAACCCGCCACCGAGCGGGTTTTTTTATTTCCGGCTTCAGCGCGTCGCACGCACTTTTCTTTGTCGGCGCCGGTCATACGTCTTTCGCACCATGCGTTCGTCTGCGTGGCCGGTCGCATCGATGATGCGGTCGTCGCCTTCCTCCTGGCGATCGGTCACGGCTGCCGGCCGCATGTCGCGCAGCGCGAAGCGTTCGAATTGAACACCGCGCGCCTGCGCCTCCTTCTCGCAATAACCCATCAGCCGCGACCAGTTCGTGTTCCACCCGCTGCGCGTGTACACTTGGCCGGCGGTATTGCCGAACACGTGGACGCTCGACGTGCGCTGCAGCGCCAGCGCTTCATCGATCACTGCCTTCAGCTCCGGTGACCATAGGACGAGTTTTACGCGTTGCTGCTCGCCGGCCTTGCGCTTCCCAATCGGCACCTCGACGCCTTCGGGCCGGATGCTCTGGCGGTGCAGCTCTCGCATCTCGGTTGGCCGGCTCACTGTCAGATAGGCCGCCTTCACGCATAGCGCGAGGATCAGATACGCAGAACTCGGGTGCTGGTCTCCGACGCTTCGGCGTGATCGCGCGACTTCCACGGCGAGATCAATCTCGTCCTGCCGCACGTAGCGCTGGCGCGGGCGCGTCGGGTTATATTCGATGCCGCGGCACGGGTTCGTTTCGACCTCGCCGCGGCGCCTGCCGAATTCGAGTATGGCGGACAGGAGCGCGACCTCCTTGTTCGCCTTCGCCGGCGCGCCCATCTGCGCGCGCTTGTCGAGGTACCCGTAGACGTGCTTCGGCTTGATGGCGGCCGGCGACATCTTGCCGAAGACGGCGACGAGGCGTTTCAGCTCGTTTCGGTTTTCGTCGAGGGTGATCTGCGCCTTCCGGCGTTCGTCGGTATGCGGCAGACCCTCTTGCCAGTCGAAATATGCGTCGGCGAGTGCCTCGAACGTTCCTGGCTCGACAGCGTTTCCGTTGAGCGCTTCCGCGCGCTCGATCGCCTGTTTGCGGACCTCCGCAACAGCGTCCTTTTGGCGCGCGGGCGCCGAAAGCCTGAAGGCCCAGCGACCGTTCGGCAACTTGTAGCCGAAGCTCACCTTGTGCTTCCCGTAGTGGGCGTAGAGCCGGAAGGGCAATCCGTCCGGCCGTTTGCGGCGTCCGATCATGCTGTGAGTGCGGCGAAATTCGGTTCGTCGGCCGCGGCGGCTCGGGGCCGGCGCGCGGGGGCGGGCAGTGCAGTCCCGTTCATGCGGGCCTCGTAGTAGGCGCGGGCGACCAGCGGGACACCCGCGATGTTGACCGCATACGGCCAGTGGTTCCGCGCCAACCAACGTTTCATGCACGCTAGGCTGCGCGGCCGGCAGCCGACGAGCTCGGCCAGTTCGACCGTAGACAAGTAGAGGCTCACGTCTCAATCCTCCTGAATTTGACAACTTCGAGTTGCCGCAACAAAGTCGAGAGCTTTGAGCGAACGCTCGGCGGATAGCGCCAATGCGTTGCCGCACGAGGTGAGCGCGTAAGCGGCATGCGCTGATTCGTGTCCGTCTCTCATGGACCGTCTCTCGGGGGCTGTTGCTGTTCGCGCATTTTCAGTAACAATAAATTTGCAAATTGGAATCGGAGGTCGCATGCTCGCCAGAGCATTCAACTAATGGAGAACCGCCATGCCACACCGGATCAACTTGATTGCGCATTACGAAGGCCGTGTGTTGGATACCGCCGCTTATGAAGTGGAAGGCGGCGCTAAACTTGCGTGGCAATTGGCTCGGAGAGCCGGCGCGCGAGTTCCGACGCTCGTCAAGATTGAAAACCGCGAAAGGGTATACCCGAGCGTGGCGGCCGCGCATGCGGCATCGATCGCGGCTCTCAAGCTGAGCATCGACGGCGGATTCGCGTAAGCGGCCGGCACGCATTTTCGTCAGGCCGCGACGTGCGCGAACTGCTGCTCGTGGGCGAAGTTCGCGCGGATCAGCGCGGTCGCGACGTCCGGGCACACGCTGTTGCCGATCATGCGCACCTGCGCCGACTTCGATAGCGGCTTTCCGTTGACGACCGGATCGAGTACGTAGTTGTCCGGGAATCCCTGCGCGCGGGCGAGCTCGCGCGGCGTGAGCATGCGCATGCCGATGTCGACGATCGCGTAATCCTCGCCGTGGATCGTGACCAGGCCGATGCGGTCGCGCGTCGGAATCGTGTGCATCGGCTCGCGGGCGTCCTGCCACTGGCCGCCTTCGCCGTAGTACTTGATCAGGAACGCGCGTACCTCGGGGTGATGCATGCCGCCGGCGCTGATCGTGTGCAGCGGCTCGTCGGCCGGTGCGCCGTCGCGACAGGTTCCGCGCAGCTTTACCAGGTGCGACACCGCGACTGTCGTATCTGCCTTGCTGGCGAGCGTGGCCGTCGGTTCGCTGACATCATGCGGGCGGGACTGTCCTGCTCGGCCGCCGCAGCCGACAAGCTGCGCAGTCACGACCGCGTGATGATCGCTCGTCGTCACTGTGCCGGCCGGCACGTCGACGCGCGTGCCCGTGACGCCGCCGTAGTGCTTCGCGAGGAACGCAGTCACCGCGGCGTGCTTGGCCGCGCCGGCGACGATGGTGCCGAGCGGCTTGTCGAGGCCTGGCACACGCGGCGCTTGGCCGGGCCGTTCACCGTATCCCGTCTGTACCAGCGTCGCGGCGACGACGCCGAATTTGTTGCCTTGTGTCGTGACGGTGTGCAGGGGGCCGGCGGCATCCTGACACGGCGTCTCGCCGAAATTGTTCTTCACGAGGGTGGCAGCGACGATGCCCATCGCATGCGCGGCGCCGGCCGGCCGGGCGCAATCGCCACCAGCGGTGACGGTATGCAGTGGCGCGTCGGCTGCGCTGCCGGTGCTATTCGCGCGGAACTTCGTGACGTGCGCGGCGACGAGAGCCTGCTCGCCGCGGTTCGCGCCGGTGACGGTAGCGAGCGGCGCGGCGATGCTGGCGGCGCGATCTGCGCCGTGGTGCGTGAGGTGTATCACGAAAGGATCCGCACTGTTCACGACGAACTTCATGATGCCGCGCGCGATACGGCGCAGCGTCGCGTCCTTCAGCGGTCGATCGCGCTCGAAGATCGACGGGCAGGGGATCGACCAGTCGATGCAGTCGGCCGCGGTGCGCCACGGCTGGAGCGTGCCGGCGCGCACTGCCGCGCTTTTCGGATCGCCGTGCGTCGGCGTCGGCCAGACGATCGGCAGTCCGTCGCGCCGCGCGACGAGGAACAGGCGCTTGCGGATCGTCGGCGCGCCGAAGTCGCAAGCGCGCAGCTCACGGTGCTCGACGCGGTATCCGTGGCGCGCGAGCGCGTTCACGAACGAGCGGAACGTGCGGCCGCGATTCTTCGGGCACGGCCGGCCGTCGGCGCCGAGCGGCCCCCACGTCACGAATTCCTCGACGTTCTCCAGCATGATTACGCGCGGCTTCACCGTCGCGGCCCAGCGCAGCGCGATCCATGCGAGCCCGCGGATCTTCTTCGAGACGGGCTTGCCGCCCTTCGCCTTACTGAAGTGCTTGCAGTCGGGCGACAGCCAAACGAGGCCGACCGGCTGGTTTCCCGTGATCGCCGCGGGATCGACGTCGAACACGCTTTCGCAGTAGTGCGCCGTGTGTGGGTGGTTCGCCGCGTGCATTGCGAGCGCTTCAGGATCATGGTTGATCGCGACGTCGACCGGCCGTCCGAAGGCGCGTTCGAGGCCCGTGCTGGCGCCACCACCGCCGGCGAAGTTGTCGACGATCAATTCGCTGCCGAGGTCGAGCGGCAGGCTCATCAGGTCACGCTTCACGCGAGATCTCCGTTTGATGGTCAGGCTTCAGGGGTGGGCGCTCGGCTCGCATATGGCAGCGTTGGGTAGCATGAAAGCCGGCTGCGCTGCATCGTGTTGGCTTTGTGACGGCGCCCACCCGTCACTCCGAGCACCCACCGTTGAGGCCGGTGGAAAAAGAAAGGGCACCGAAGAAAGTTCGGCGCCCTTCAAATGCCGCGCGGACCGAGGCACACCGCGCGGGGTAAGCTTCATAGGTTCAGCGAGGCATCCATTCCGTGCCGCGCACGATCCGGCCGACCGGTTCGAGCACGAGCACCTCAGATTCCTTCTCGCTGCGCACGAGCGAGCGGCCGCGCTTCTGCGCTTTCTCGAGCGAGTCGTGACGCTGCGGTTTGCAGTTGCGGCCGACCGTGACGAACAGCGGGGCCCGCGCGCCCACCGGGCCGAGCGTCAGCTCGTCGATGCGCGCTTCGAGGGCTGCGGCGTTCGCACGCCAGGTGTCCGCTTTTTGCAGCGCGGCGTCGCGCTCGATCGTGAGGCGTTCGATGTCAGCCAGTAGGTCGCACATGCGGACTTCAGCATCCACAACGCCAACCGCCGCCGCCGGCATATCCGCGATGGCCTCTGCAAGCGACGGTTTGGCCGGCGGCGACGACGCGCTGCTGGCCGGCGTCACCGGCGGCCGCGCTGCGCGCGCGAGCCAGTACACGTACTCGTTGCCGCCGCCCGCGCGCTTCTCGCGCTCGACCAGCCCGTCGCCAAGCATGCGGTTCAGCTCCTTCGTCACGTCGAGCTGCGGAAGCCCGATTCCGGTGGCCACAGCCTTCGCCGTGGCTTCCGACGTCGCGGCGAGATATTTCTCGATGTCCTCTCTCACGCTGCCTCCCGTATGCTGCGCGTCGCGGCGACCGCGATCTGTCCATCCTCAACCCAGAATGCCTCGATGCCGTCCGGCAGCCCCGCGGGCGGCGTCTTGAGACTCATGAACACGAGCGCCGTGTCGATCTGCTCGGTGTAAGCGAGGTCGTCGAGCCAGTAGAGCAGCCGGTCGCGTTCGGGGCCGACCAGGACGTCGGCACGATCTAGCACGAGCAGCTTCAGTCCCGAGAAGTGGCTGATCGCGGCGGCGATGTGCGCGTCGACGCGCCAGCGCTCCGATTCCGACAGCAGGGCGTACACGCGACCGTTCGCGAGGATCTCCATGTCCGGCGTGATGGTCACGTCGGCCCATTCGGACAACTCAGCGAGCGCGGTCAGGCGCTCGTTCATCGGGGTGAGCGCCTCGCGCAGCAGATCGGCAGGAATGCCGCTCGGCGCGAGCGCGTCGGCGATCGCTTCCCACGCGGCGACGTCCTGATACAGCGCAAACGCCTTACCCGTGATCTCGATTGCGGCGGCGGCGCGGCGCTCAGCATCCCGCGCGGCTGCGATATCCGTGTCGAGCTGCTTGCGGCGTTTCATCAGCGAGCCGAGCTCGCGGCGCGCCGCGTCGATCGCTTCGCTCGACGAATGGGCGCCGTCGGCGCTCGTTTCGTTCTCGAGTTCCTTCAGCTGCTTCGCGGCTGCGTCGGCTGCTTCGAGTTCCGTGCGGCGATTTCGTGTGGCGTTCTGCAGCACCGTGAGGCTGCGCTCGTACTCGGGCAGCTTCGCGATCGCTTCTTCGTCGCGCGCGCCGGCAGCGGCGGCCGCCGCGAGCGCGCCGTTCAGAAAGCGCAGCAGCGCGCCGCACTCGGGGCAGGAGCATTCAATTCCGGCCGGCGCGGCGCCGGCGCGTACGCGCAGCGCTTCGACCTTCGGCAGGAACTCTGCGACCTGGTCGTCGGCGAGCTGCGCCAGCTCGGCCGCCTTCGCGTAGCCTGCCGCCCTGTCGCGCAGCGCGGCGATCTTCGAGGCGCGGGCGCGCGCCGCGGCTTCGCCGGCCTCGGCCGCGCCGATCTGTCGTTGCAGCTCGCCGATCTCGCCTTCGAGTGACTCACGTTCGCCTTCCAGCTTGCGCAGCGCCGCTGCGTCAAAGCTGACGGCGGCGGGGCGCCAATCCGCAGCTTTCTGGCTGCCGTACGTTTCGCCGGTCGTCGCGCGCCACGCCTGCTTCGCGCCGCGGGCACGATCAGCTGCTTCCTTCTGCGCGGCCTCGAAGCCCGCGCGCAGCATTGGCGTGATCGCCTCGAGCTGCGCGTCGATGGCGAGCTTGATCACGCGCGCCGGGGACGTCAGCTTGTCGACCAGCCGCTCGCGGATTTGCTGCGCGCCGATCTTCACGCCCATCAGCTCGTACAGGAACGCGCGACGCGCTGCGGCGTCGAGCTGTGCGAACCGCTGCGCGTCGAGCACGAGCGACAGGCGCGGATCCTCGGCGAGCTCGCGCTTCACTTTCCCGACGGGCAGCATGACGCTGTTCGCCTGCTCGCCGCACGCGACCACAATCTGGCCGGCCTCCGAACCCTCGGTGACGAGCGAGCCGTATTCCTTCTTCAGCGCGACGCGCACGGTGTCGCCCGTGAGCGCCATGCGCACGGCTTCCTGCAGGCTGCTCTTGCCGGCACCGTTCGGGCCGGCGAAGAGCGCGACGGGTTTCGACAGCCGCAGGTCCGCGGCGTGGATCCCGAGCACTTTCGAGACGTAGATGTCGGTGATCTTCATGACTGGTTCCGGTTAGTCGGCGCTGATCGGCGCGCGCGCGCGGCGCGCGGCACTGGCGCGCGGCGGTTGCTGCGCCTGTTCGGCCGCCGCAGTGATCGCGCGCATGCGCGCCGATGCTGCCGCGTTCAGGTCTGCCTTCGCGGCTTCGTCCTGCACGCCGGCGATAGCGCTGCGGGCGAGGTCGAGATCTTCGGCGGTCGCGGCGGACTCGATGTCCTCGCGGATGCCGCGCACCAGGCCGTCGGCGTCGAAAGAGAAGCCGCTCTGGCCGCGTTCTTCGCGCGGTGCGTCCTGGGCGTCCACCGGGCCCGCGTTATCTGCTGTCGCGGGCGCGCTATCTGCGTTCGCCCCGGTCGCGGGGTCCGTTTCCGCCGGCGGCACCGCGCCGCGAGGAACCTCGTCGGCCGGCTGCGCGCGGCCGGCGCGCAGTTCGTCGAGCGTCGCGCGGTTCATCGAGTAGGTGCCGTCGTCATGCACGTCGACTATGTCGGCGGCTTCCTCGACAGTCGTGAGACCCATCAGCAGCTCGGGCGCGTACAGCTTCCCGAAGAACGACGCACTCCGGTACCGGAGCATCACTTCGGGCATCGTCTGCCACTTGCTGCCATTCTTCGTGTACCAGCCTTCCTTCACCGCCAGTTCGATCGACACCGGCGGCGATTCGAGACGTGTGTCGGTCCCGCGCTCGAGCGCCCATGCGATGCACTCGATGTCTTCGATCTCGACGTCCTGCCGCTTCTCGGTGCGCGTACGGTTGCCCGTCGGCCCGCTCCATTCGAACGTCACGTACGGCACCGATTTGCGTCCGAGCTTGCGGATGTCGAATCGCAGCGGCGAGAAGCGGCCGCAACCGTTCACTGCCGCGATGATCCACTGCGACGACCATGACGGCCGGCCCTCGACGATGTACAGGTTCTGCATCACCATCAGCGGGTCGGCGCCCATGCGCTGGGCCATGTTCAGCGCGACGACAGCGTTCGCGAGCGCGTTCGGGTTCTCGCGCGATTCGGTGACCTCGCCGTAGCGGTTGGTCTTCTCGATTACCTTGCGGTATGCGGCGGGCACGAGCGTCGATGACGCGAGCAGGTTTGCAGCGCGCTGCATCAGTTCGAACGACTGCAGCGAGCCGAAGCCGGGCGCGACAGCAGGGAGGTTGGCCTCGCGCGGAAGCGGCGAGCGGACGGATTCTAAGGTGGTAGGCGTGGACATGAGGATCTCGCGTGTTAATCGTGGAACTGGCAGGTGCCGTAGCGGGGGCAATACTTCTTGTCGCACAGCAGCGATTTCGGGTTGGGGTAGAAGCGGCCGGACCGGAACATGTCCGCGGCGAACTGGATCAGCCCGGGCGTTTCCTCGGTGCCGATCATCACGCGCTTCGCGTTTGCGATCGGGGCGGTCGCGACTTCCGGTGTGCCCTTCGTTTTCAGGCCGATGATCTCGGCGGTATCCCCGATCTGGTCGCCGGTCGTGTGCTCGTACAGCAGCTCGTACGTGCCGATCTGCGGCCCGTGTCCCTTCGTGACGGCTGCGCCTTTCTGCACGGCCGACGAGCCGCTTTTCAGGTCTGCGATGCCGACGCCGGCTGCCGAGCGGCGCACGCGCGCCCGGTCCATCGTGCCGGTCAGGCGAACGATCACGCCGCCGCCGCAGTCGATCTCGAGCGGCTTCGTTTCCATCTCAACGGCGATGAAGTCGTAGCGCGGCGCGACCTCGAGGCAGTACTTCGTCGTCAGAGACAGGCCGATGCGTTCCGCATCGGACATGCTCAGGTCGTCGCGCTCCGGATCGAACTCGTTCTCCGGATCGCGAAGCTTGTCGACGAACGCGCCGGCCGCATCGTCGACCGTGAGGCCCGATCCGTCGAGGCGCGCCTGGTCGAAAACGGCGGTGCCTGCGTGGATCGCGGTGCCGAGCGCGGCGCGCAGGCCGACCACGTTGCGCATGTTCAGGAGGTGGATGCCTTCCCAGCGGTAGGCGCAGTCGAAGAGCGCGCCCCAGCTGGACGCGCGAACGGTATACACGGACGGGTTCACAGGATTCCCCAATGCTTGGTGGGGCTGTCGACGGCGACAGCGAGAAGGGCGACCGCGACGAGAATCGCGACGACGAGGGTGCGCGCTGCGCGGGGGTGCCGGCGCTCGAAGAGGTCGGCGTGATCGGTGAATCGGCTCATGCGGGTCTCGTGAAGAAAGCGGCAACGGCAGAGCCGTCTGCGTTGAGCCGGGCGAGCACGAGCGTGCACACCGCGGCGATCGTCAGCGCGACGAGGTAACCGGCTATGGGATTCCACTCGAAGAGCCGATCGAGCAGCGCGCCGAGGTAGTCGAAGGGCGTCATCCGAGGCTCCGCAGGTAGGGCCCGGCGAGGTCGACGCCGAACCAGAGCGCGCCGATGACGACGCCGTATGCGATCGCCCATGCCGCGCCTTCGAGCGCGTAGCGCACCCGTGATACAGGCGATTGCCTGTAATCGCGCAATACAGGCGATAGGCTGTTGATCGAGTGGCGCATCATGAGCTCGCCTTGGCGGTCGAACGGCGTCTGGCATTCTCTTCGTCTTTCAGGCGTGTGAGTTCAGCGAGGTTCATGTCTGCGACGAGCGCGTGATGCGTGTCGCAGAGCAGAAAGCACTCGTCTTCGCCGCGGAACCAGCTGACCTGAAACTCGACTTGCCACCGAGCCTTCGTGCTGCAGCAGTTGCAGAGCTTCGCGCTCGCTCGCTGCCTGTTCATCCCGATGCGTGGGTAATCTCGTCGGCTCATCGGTCCACCCCTGCGATCGTGATGTGCCGCACCTCCTTCAGTGCGCAGCGCGGCAGAAAGCAGTGTTCGAGCTTTCCGGTGCAACGGTTGATGTGCCGCCGGATACCGCCGACGTCGTGTGCGAGCGTGAAATCGTCGGCTGCGTTGAGGCGTTCCCAGTCCATCGGGCAGCCGTTTGCATGACACGCGACTAGATCCATGTCGAGCTCGAGCGAATCGACAGCCGGCAGCCCTTTGGCCGCGAGCAAGGTCTGGTAGCGTGCCGCGACCAGGCGGATCGCCGCGCTGACCTCGCGCGAAACTTCGAACGAAACGGTGTCCATCGTCTTTTTCCTGTAATGGGGTGGTTGTTTAGTCGTCGTGCGCGCGACGAATGGTGTGGTCGGTGCAACGGGAAAATCCGGCGGCGCCCGGGCCGAAGCTGCGGCCGCAGCCCGAGCAGTAGACGTTCGCGAAACGCGGCGCGGCGGCGGCGAGATCTGCGTCCGCGATGCGCCGCGCGATCTCGTCATCGAGCGCAGCCTTGCAGACGTTCCAGACCTCGTACACGTCCTCGATCCGCCCCCGGCGCAGGGCGGCGTCGAGTACTGCGAGCTGCTCGGTCGAGAACGGCAGCACGTCGAACGTGACGCCGTCGGCGATCGCTTCGTTGCGCTCGTCGCGCGCCAGCGCGGCATCGTCAGCCTCGGCCTGCAGCTGGTCGGCGTGTCGGTCGACCAGCGCGGGCAGGGCGCGCGCATTGCTGTGGTGGATTCGAGGAATGTGCATCGCACCCTCCGCATGAAAGTAGGATTACTAACTGAATTGAAGTCTTGAACGACGATACTGCGCGTTACGTGCAGTGCTCACCGGCGACGCCTCGGGAGTACGAACCGCCGCCGGTCAGAACTGCATCACTCGCGCGCCCGACTACTCCCGGCCGTGCCGGCTCCGGGCCGCGCGAGGTTTGTGCCGATTACGACGCCATCGGTCACGTGTTGCTGGCTGTCTTGCATCAGGTTCGCTCGGCGCGCCGCGGTCTTCCGCAGCGTCCGTCCTGACTCACGACGCAGATCGCGCCGGCCGGTTGCTCCGCGTGAGCGGTCCCGGCATACCTTCGGTTGTTAGAGAGCGTTCCGCGTGGGGCGGTGGCGCGGCGATGGTGCCGCGTTGGAATGAATTATAACTAAGGTTATCGATATGTCAACAACCAAAGTTATCGTGCGGGGGAGGAAATTTGTAACATGCCGACCCGCGACCCTTTTGTTAAGCGTCTGCTGACGGCAGTTGAAAGACTTCCGAAACTACGGCTAAACTACTGTACATTCATACAGTATTGTGGCGAACGGAAGACGAGGGCGGCCAGTGGAAGAAGAAACGAAGACGCGCCTGCGCTGCAGGCCGGGGGACTTGGCGAAGGTGGTGACGAGCAGAAACCCTGCGCTGATCGGCACGATCGTGACGATTCAGCGGCTGCGGTCTGACGGTCGGTGGGATGTGCTGCTCGAAAACCCGGCGTTCGGCTTCACTGGGAGAATGAAGCGGCCGGTCGTGACGCGCGAGTTTGCATTCTGGGATGCGTCGTTGGATCCGCTTCCGCAAGAGGCACGGCGGGTCAGTCGCCGAACGGCCTGTCCTCGTCCTGAGCAGGTGAATGATGCGGAACTGACTGGGCTAGCAGCCCACTGATGTACGCCTCGACTTTGGCCCGGCCGATCTCGTCGAGCCGATCGTAGCCTGGCGGAACCGGCTGAGCCTCGTCGCCGAATTCGAGCCACTCCAGTGTGGTTTGCAGCGCGCGCGCGAGTGCAAACCCGTTCGTGGTCGTGGTGCTGCCGCCTCTTTCAACCTTGGCGATCGCCGGCTGCGATACGCCGACAAGTTCCGCGATGTGCTTCTGGGACAGACCCAGTGCCTCGCGACGTTCCTTTGCCCGGCGCCCGAATTCAGGATTTTCCATAGCGGGCATCCTATAACCTTGGTTGTAAGCCGGCAAATAACCAAAGTTCTTGCGAGTGAATAACTTTGGTTATAGTATTGCGGCATGAAACCGACCAATTGCTCCGTCCCAGCGCTGCAGCGCGCGATCGAGAAAGCCGGCTCGCAGTCGGCCCTGGCTCGCCTGATCGGCAAGAAGCAGCCGCACATCCATAAATGGCTGCACTCGCCCAATGCGATGCGTCCCGAGAACTGCGTTCTCGTTGGGGCGGCCGTCGGGATCCCTTACCGCGACTTCCGGCCCGACGACTGGAAGCTGATCTGGCCTGAGCTGGCCGAGCCGGTGTCGGAGGGGCAGTGAAGAACATCAACATCCTTTCTCGATAAGTACGGGGTGATCGTCATGTCAAGACGCGCCGAATTCCGCAACGAAGTGAAAACGCGCCTGCGCGATCGCGTCTACGACGCGCTCCAGTTCTACAAGCAACTGCACGGCATCGACTCCGACTCCGCCGCGCTCAACCGCATCGCGGAAGTGGCACTGTTTGGCGTTGTCGGCACTTTGCCCGTGCAGCTCGCCGCCGTCAGTGCCGATCTGGGACAGTCCGGCCCGAAGGTGAATGCATGACTGCTCGCCGCGTGGAGCAGGCTGTCCTGCTGCCGGTGGCCGAAGCAGCTGATCTGGCAATGCAAGCGGCGGCGCAAGGCGTCGCGATCACCGATTTCCTCGGCATCCAAGTGCTGCGCGGCGCGTACGGCGCCATGCACCCGCTCGTCATTGAGTTCGAGATGCGGCCCAAAGTGGGACGCGCGGGGACGAGTGCAGGGGAGAAGGAGGAAGGGTCGTGCTGATCACCGTTGCACTGAACCCCTCAGCGTTGCAGCACCAGGACTCATCGGGCGCGCCAGTTGTTCTTGCAGCGTGGGCAGTTCCAACTCGCTACGTGAAATTGGAATTCCGGATGAAATTTGAGGACGACTTTTTGCCTCTCGGTGTCAAAGCACGGTTGGCAGACGTAGTGGGTGGGTTCGTCCGGACTTTCGCCTTTCGACTTGTAGACAAAGGCTCCTTTGGATACTTCAAACAATTCGTAGCGGCCTTTTTCAGAGAGGGCCGCGTTGGCTGCGTCCAGCTCGAGTCGCAATTGAAAAAGCTCTTGCTGAAGGGTGAGCAGTTGGGCGTTGTGCTGAAAGAGGCTGTCCTGCGCCGTCAGCAAAGCTGCATTCATATCACTGATTTTCGCCGCCATTGCGTTGAAGTCGCGAAGCCCCATCGCTGCCTTGCCAATTTCCTTGGCCAGACTGATCGATGCGGCCGCAGTGCTGATAAGGCTCATGTCCATGCTCTTTACCCCGTGAATTGTTGTCCGGAAATCGTATCACGGTCGCGGAGAGCGTCATGAGCAAGCTCCCGAATCCTCTCACCGCCGCGGACTGCGATCTGCGCGACTTCCCGTTCATGCCGCTCGATGTCGTGCGCCTGCGCGACAGCGACATCGCTGCACTGTCGACGGCCGACGAATTTCGCGCCGCGGTGCTGCTCTGGTGCGCGGCGTGGCATCAGGTGCCGGCCGCGTCGCTTCCCGATGACGATCGCGTGCTCGCGCAGCTGGCCGGGTACGGCCGTGTTGTCACCGAATGGAAGAAGGTCCGCGACGGCGCGCTGCGCGGCTGGGTGAAGTGCTCCGACGGCCGGCTGTATCACCCCGTCGTCGCGGAGAAGGCGCGCGACGCGTGGGCCGCGAAGCACGAGCAGCGCTACAAGACCGAGTGCGCGCGCATCAAGAAGCACAACCAGCGCCACGGGACAGACATCGAGTTCCCCACGTTCGAGGAATTTTTGTCCCCGGACTATCGCGATCCTGTCCCGAGGGACAAACGCAAAGTGTCCCCGGGGACAACAGGACAACGTCCCTCGGGACAAACAGGTGGTGTCCCCCCAACTGTCCCTCGGGAAACAGCATCCAAGGGACAGGGAGAGGGAGAAGTAAACCTAAAGACAAGCGGCGGCGGCACAGCACAGGCAGTAGCGGGCGACCCGCCGAACGCCGCCGCCGCCTTCGTCGAGATCCTCCGCTCGAGCGGCGTCGGCTTTGCTGCGAACGACGAACGAGTGCTCGGCTGGCCGACGCGCGGCGTCACGCCGGACGACCTGCGTGCTGCCGTCGCCACGGGCCGCAAACGCCGTGAGCGCGAGGGCAGCGGGCAACCGCTCAACGTCGGGCTGCTCGACCTGATCCTCGGCGACCTGCTGTCCGCGCGCACCGCGAAGCCCGCGACCGGGACACGCGCCGTCGGCGACTGGTGGCGCTCGTGGACCGGCATCGTCGAGCACGGGCGAACGCTCGGGACGGAGCAGGGGACCGACGAGCAGCCGTTCGATTTCAAGCTGCGCGTGTTCAACGCGGCCGGCGACGGCCCGTGGTGGGACGACCACAACCGCGCATTCCGCAACACCGCCGGCCCCGTGGCGGCCGGCGCCATCCTGGAGAGCGGCCGATGAGCCACGAGCAACAGTCCCTGATCGCCGCGCCGGTCATCGCGCGCCGCGTCGTGTTCGTCGTGCCTGGCAAACCGGTGGCGAAAGGCCGGCCGCGTTTCGCGCGCCACGGCGCGCATGTCCGCACGTTCACGCCCGAGGCCACCGAGCGCTACGAGAACCTCGTGAAGATGGCCGCGCGCGCGGTGATGCGCGACGACGAGCCGTACGCCGGCCCGGTGCGTTTGATCGTCGACATCGGCGTGCCGATCCCGACGAGCTGGTCGCAGCGGCGTCAACGCGAGGCCGCAGCCGGAGCGATCGGCGCGACGAAGAAGCCGGACGCGGACAACGTTGTCAAGGCGTTGAAGGACGGCATGAACGGCGTGGTGTACGGGGACGACGGCCAGGTCGTCGACCTCTGGGTGTCGAAGCGCTACGCGACCACGCCGGGCGTGCGCATCGAAGCAATCGAACTGAACCTGCAGCGAGCATAGGGAGGGCCCTTTGAAAACGAAACCCACGAAAATCACCCTCGACACGGTGCTCTCGGTCATGAAGCCCGGGCAGCGTTACACGGCGCACGATCTCGCGCGCAGCTCTGGCGCACCGTTGTCGACCGTGCGGCATCTGCTCTCAAGCGACCGCGCGGCGACGCGCGTCGACATCAAGCGCGGCGAGCGGCGCGGCCAGATGTTCTCGCTGGCTGGCACGTGCGGCGGAAGCGGCTATGTGGACGCGCGCGTCCGCCCGGACTTCACGAGCCACCTCAACGGATATGCCTGCTGGCTGCGCAGCGTGCAGGCGCTCGCCATGACGACGCGGGGTGCTCGATGAGCGGATTCGAAAGCATCGAAGAGCGGCTCGACAACTGGGGGGCGACGGTGCGCTCGCCGCGGTTCAAGCCGGAGGTCTGCGCGCAGTGGGCGCGCCTGCACGTCGCGCTGCGCGACAAGGCGGTGGCCGAGATGAAGATCCCGCCCGAGCAGAAGGACGGCTGGCTCGTCGAGGCGGCGTGGTCGGCGATGCCGAACCACGTGGCGAAGTGGGTGCTGAAGTACACGTACGTCTGGCGCATGGCGCCCGACCAGGTGCAGACGCGCATGCGGAAGGTGCACGGTGCGGTGCTGCGCGGTCGGCGCTTCGAGCTCGTGCTCGCCGACGCGCACCGCGGGATCTCGCAGAGCATCGTGAAGCTCACCGCGGACTCGGTCATCAGAAAAATTGCGGCGACCGGTTGTAAACCGCCTGAATCTGTTCTATGATCCTCGGCAGATTACTGATTCCGCCTCGCGCGTGAGCTTTTGCTTCCCGGTTGGGAGGCAGGCGTGCGAGTACCGATGCCCGCGACATTGGGCTTTCTGTTGGAACGCGATGGGTCGGGTGGTACGAGGGTGTACCGGCGGGTTTGATACACCCGTAGCCTAACGGCGAACTGGGTTCGATTCCCAGACGACCCACCAAGATATGTGAAGCCCGCTGAGCGAAAGCCAGCGGGCTTTCTCGCGTCTAGGCATCGTATTGCGCGGTAATTTGTTCGAGGGCAATCAGGAGCGCTCGAAGTTCTTCCGGGTGATACCACACCCGTGCCATTGTCGGATCGGCTCCTTCCTCGTCCCATGCCTCGCCGATTTCGACGTATTCCGCCTCGGTTGACAGATCTCGGTAGCATTCGTGTGGGTATCGTAGATCGATGAACTGTCGACCAAGCTTTCTGAGCAGCAGTGCAGAATCTTCGGTCAGCTGTGATGGCCCGGTGATCTCGATCGCTTTTTCGAGAATTTCCGTCCGCAGCTCATTCGGAAAGAGGTTGAACAACTCCTCGTAATTGTGTCCTTGCGTAAGCGTGTATTTCAGATCATGGGCGTTGAGCAAGCACTTGATCAGCAGTTCGAGTGCGAGCAGATCGAGCATGTACTCGGTGTCAGACCTGTCACCTAACGGGTCTGCGTCTCGTAGCGTTTGAGCGTCCTTGCGGCGCGCCAATGCGGTGCGGCGCATCAATTTGACTTGGAGTTCGTTCATAGTGGGCGGGAAGTAGACCCGCTGAGCGAAACCCAGCGAGCCTTTTCGTTAGATGGTCTGAAGCTTTTTCGTTAGGCTCTCGACTGCCGCACCGATAAATGCCCCCAACTTTTCTCCGAACATCGCTGGGTTGCCGGTCCAGCCTTGCGTTGGTTCTGCAACGCCGGCTTTAAGAGCTTCGTTCACGAGTGCGATTGCACGTTCCCGAGCGTCGGTTGGATTTAGATTCGACATGATTTCCCGTAGTGGTCTTGTTAGCCGGCGGATTCCGGCTCACTGATTCTACGCCGGCTGCCTGGTCCGACCGAGCAGTCTCGAAGTGCATGCCTCGTTCAAAACTAACCAGTACCGCGCCCATGACCCACTCGTCGCGTCCTGCGCCGCCCGACGCGCTCTTCGACGGCTCGAACTGGTTCCGCTACCTCGCGCCGGCCGACGGCGTGAACGAATGGGTGCACCACACGTTCCTGCGCGAGGGCGCGCCGCTGCACAACGAGGACCACGCGCACCTGGTCGACGCCGACGTCGCCTACCTTTGGGCGGCCGTCGAGAACGTGCGCCAGATGCGGCGTGTTGTCGGCCAGTGCGAAGAGGTGATGATCCGCGCCGGCGGCTGGCAGCGCGCCAGGCAGGAGCAGCAGCTCTGCGAATGGTTCGGCCGCGTGCCGGCGTTCCTGATCACGCTCGACGCGCACTACGCGCGCGAGTGCAGCGATCTCGAATGGTGCGCGCTGGTCGAGCATGAGCTGTATCACATTGGCCAGCGCACTGACGAGTTCGGAGCGCCGGCTTTCACGAAGGACGGCATGCCGAAGCTCGGCATCCGTGGGCACGACGTCGAGGAATTCGTCGGCATCGTCCGCCGCTACGGCGCAGGCGGTGGCGCCGGCGACACCGCGAAGCTGATCGATGCTGCCCGCCGCGCGCCCGAGGTCGGCCACGCCGACATCGCGCGCGCCTGCGGCACCTGCATCCTGCGGGCCGCGTAACCGAACGTATTCCCGCTATGGCAGCACTTCCCGACGCGATCAAGGTGTACATCGTCCAGTCTCTCGCGTGCTTCGACACGATCTCACGCGTCGCGAAGGCCGTGCGCGAGGAATTCGGCGTCGAGGTGTCGCCGCAGCAGTGCGAGCGGTACGATCCGACGAAGCGTGCCGGCTCGACGCTGAGCAAAAAGTACCGCGAGATCTTCGAGCGCACGCGCGAAGAGTTTCTGTCCGACACGTCGCGCATCGGTATCGCCCATCGCGCGGTGCGCCTGCGCAAGCTCGCGAGCGCGGTCGACAAGGCCGAAGAACGCGGCAACCTGCCCCTGATGGCGGCCCTGCTCGAGCAAGCCGCGAAGGAGGCCGGCGACGCGTTCACGAACCGTCACCGGCTCGAGCACACGGGCAAAGGGGGCGGCCCGATCACCGCGATCTCCACTGTGACGAACGACCCACAGGAGGCGGCGAAGATCTACGCCACGCTGATGAACCCGTAGCATGCCCATCCCGTTCCCGTTCGACTTCCGCGCACCGGACTATGTGCAGGTGTTCGAATGGCGGGCGGAGCGGCTGAAACGCATCCGCGCGAACCCCGGCGTGCTGCCAGCACTGCGCACGTTCTACCGCGACAATCCCGCCCAGTTCATCATCGACTGGGGTATGACGTTCGATCCGCGGAACGTCGAGCGTGGGCTGCCCGCGACGATCCCATTCCTGCTGTTCCCGAAACAGGAGGAGTGGTGCCAGTGGTTCATGGAGCGCTGGAAGGCGCAGCAGCCCGGCATCACCGAGAAAACGCGCGACATGGGTATGTCGTGGCTGACGGTGGGGCTGGCGGACACGATCTGCCTGTTCCACGAGGGCGTCGCGGCCGGCTTCGGCTCGCGCAAGGAAGAGTACGTCGACAAGATCGGCTCGCCGAAGAGCCTGTTCTGGAAGGCGCGCGAGTTCCTCCGGCTGCTGCCCGCTGAGTTCCGCGGATCGTGGGACATCGGCACGCACGCGCCGCATATGCGCATCATCTTCCCGGACACCGGATCGGTGATCACCGGCGAGTCGGGCGACGGTATCGGCCGTGGCGACCGCGCCAGCTTCTACATCGTTGACGAGTCGGCGTTCCTCGAGCGGCCGCAGCTGGTCGACGCGTCGCTGTCGGCGACGACGAACTGCCGGCAGGACATCTCCACGCCGAACGGCATGGGGAACTCGTTCGCGCAGCGCCGCCACAGCGGCAAGGTACGGGTCTTCACGTTCCACTGGCGCGATGATCCGCGTAAGGACGACACGTGGTACGCGAAGCAGTGCGCCGAGCTTGACCCGGTCGTCGTCGCGCAGGAAATCGACATCAATTACGCGGCGTCCGTCGAGGGCGTCGTTATCCCGTCCGCATGGGTGCAGGCGGCGATCGGCGCGCACGTGAAGCTCGGCATCGAGCCGAGCGGCATGCGGCGCGGGGGGCTAGACGTCGCCGACGAAGGCAAGGACAAGAACGCGTTCGCGGGCCGCTACGGCTTCCTGCTGAACTTCCTGCGTTCGTGGTCGGGCCAAGGCGGCGACATCTACGAGACGGTCGAGAAGACGTTCGGCATCTGCGACGAGCTCGGTTACGAGTCGTTCGACTACGACGCCGACGGCCTCGGCGCCGGCGTGCGCGGCGACGCGCGTGTGATCAACGAGCAGCGCGTCGCGATCGGCAAACGGCCGATCAACGACGAGCCGTTTCGCGGCTCGGGCCCGGTGCACGACCCGGAAGGCGAGATGGTGCCGGAGCGCAAGAACAAGGACTACTTCGCCAACCTCAAGGCGCAATCCTGGTGGGCGCTGCGGCTGCGCTTCCAGGCGACGTACCGCGCGGTCGTTGAGGGCAAGCCGTACAACCCCGACGACATCATTTCCATCGACCCGGCGCTGGACGAGCTGTCCGCGCTGACGATGGAGCTTGCGCAGCCGACCTACACGGTCAACGGCGTCGGGAAGATCGTCATCGACAAGGCGCCTGACGGCACGAAATCGCCGAACCTGGCTGACGCGGTCATGATCGCGTATCAGCCGGCCGGGCAGGTTCTGGACATCTGGACAAGGTTGGCAGGATGAATCGAAAGCAACGCAAGGCCGAGCAGCGGCAATACCGCGCGATGGCTGCGGATTCCGCCAACGCGAAGCGCTGGATGACGCCGGACAGCTTCCAGAACTTCGAAGCGCGGGTCGGGCTCGGCACGCCGAACCAGTCGTCCGCCTACCAGTACGGATTCGACTTCATCTCGCGCAACCGCGTGCAGATGGAGGCGATGTACCGGTCGTCGTGGATCGTCGGTCAAGCCGTCGACGTCGTTGCCGAGGACATGACCCGCATGGGCGTCGAGATCGGCTCCGACATCGCGCCCGAGGATAAGGACAAGCTGAATCAGGAGTTCGAGAACCTTGCGGTATGGGACAGCCTCTGCGACACGATCAAGTGGGCTCGTCTGTACGGCGGCGCGCTGGCCGTCATGATGATCGACGGGCAGGACGCGTCGAAGCCGCTGCGCCTCGACACGATCGCCGAAGGGCAGTTCAAGGGCCTCTGCGTGCTCGATCGCTGGCTGGTGCAGCCGACGCTGAACGACCTGGTGACCGAGCCGGGCCCAGACCTCGGCATGCCGAAGTTCTACGACGTCGTCGCGGACTCGATGGCGCTGCCGCGCCAGCGGATCCACTACAGCCGCGTGCTGCGCTTCGACGGCGTCACGCTGCCGTACTGGCAGAAGATCGCCGAGAACCTGTGGGGCCAGTCGGTCATCGAGCGGTTGATCGACCGTCTTGTGGCGTTCGACAGCACCACAATGGGCGGGGCGCAGCTCGTATTCAAGGCGCACCTGCGCACGCTGAAGGTTGATGGTCTGCGCAAGATCATCGCGGCCGGCGGCCCCGCGCTTGAAGCGCTGCTCAAGAACGTCGACTTCATCCGGCGCTTCCAGTCCAACGAGGGACTGTCGCTGATCGATGCGGCGGACGATCTGCAGGTCGACCAGTACGCGTTCACCGGGCTCGATGCAGTGCTGCTGCAGTTCGCTCAGCAGCTCGCCGGCGCGCTGCAGATCCCGCTCGTGCGCCTGCTCGGCCAATCGCCGGCCGGCCTGAACGCGACCGGCGAGTCGGACCTGCGCACCTACTACGACAACATCAAGCAGCAGCAGGAGCGCCGGCTGCGCCGCGCGCTGAACCAGCTGTTCGAGGTGATGTTCCGCTCGGTGCTCGGCACGAAGCCGCCCGAGGGCTTCTCGTACGACTTCCGCGCGCTCTGGCAGATGACCGACGAGCAGAAGGCGACGACGGCCAACACGATCACCGACGCGGTGACGAAGGCAGTGGACGCGGGACTGATGACGCCGGCGGGCGGCATGAAGGAGCTGCGCGCGTCGGCGCACCGCACCGGCGTGTTCTCGTCGATCACCGACGAAGAGATCAAGGAAGCGGAGGACCAGCCGCCGCCCGCATCCGAAACGGAGCTTCCCCTCGATGTTGACGACCCGAACGACGGACCGCAAACGCCGCCGAAACCCGGTGCGCCTGAGCGGGCCGGAGCGCCGGTACGGAACGCAGCTGCGCAAGATCGCGCAGCAGGTGGGCGCGTTGGTCGATGGCTTTCCGCCTGGCGATCCCGCCGCGGCGCCGACGATCGAGCAGATGCTTAGGCGCTATGCCGAGGCACTCACACCGTGGGCCGAGGCGACCGCTGCGCGGATGCTGGAAGACCTGAATCGGCGCGACGAGCAGGCTTGGATGCAGCAGGCGCAGGAGATGTCGCGCGCGCTGCGCGACGAGCTGCGGCGCGCGCCGACCGGCGAGACGATGCGCGCGCTGATGGCCGAGCAGGTGACGTTGATCAAGTCGATCCCGCTCGATGCCGCCGAGCGCGTCCACCGGCTCACGATCGAGGCGCTCGAAGACAGCACGCGAGCGGCGGCTATCTCGAAAGAGATTCAGCGATCCGGCGAGGTGGCGAAGAGCCGCGCCGACCTGATCGCGCGCACGGAGGTTTCGCGCGCGGCGACATCGCTGACCGAAGCCCGCGCGCGCGCCGTCGGCAGCACGCACTACATCTGGCGCACCAGCGGCGATAGCGACGTGCGCGCCGGCCATCGTGCGATGGAGGGCAAGGTCTGCGCGTGGGCCGAGCCGCCCGATGTCGTCGAGAACGGCCGAATCATGAACTTCCACCCCGGACAGATCTGGAACTGCCGGTGTTGGGCGGAACCGATCATTTCCGAGGACTGACATGCGCTTCTACACGATCCAGAAGCTCGGGCCGAAGCGTTCGCTCACGCCCGAGGGCTTCCTGCTGTGCGAGGACGTACCCGTCGCGCGCACCGGCGAGATGCTGTACGCGGCCGGCGAGGTGCCGATCGAGGCCGGCCCGGACGGGTTGATTCGCATCAGCCGCACGCCGGAGGAAGTGTTCCGCGACGCGACGATGGCGAGCTGCCAGGGCAAGGACGTCACGCTCGACCATCCCGACGACTTCGTCGCCCCGGCGAACTACGCGACGCTCACGCGCGGCGTGATGCTCAACCCGCGTCGTGGGAGCGGCATCGAGGACGACCTGCTGCTCGCGGACATCCTCATCAAGGATCCGTCCGCCATCACCGCGGTGCAGGAAGAAGAAATCGAAGAGGTCAGCCTCGGCTACGAGGCGGACTACGAACAGGTATCACCCGGCCGCGGGGTACAGCGGAACATCGTTGTCAACCACGTAGCCATCGTCCCTCGCGGCCGCTGCGGCCCGCGCTGCGCGATCGGCGATAAGGAACCCGAGATGAAGACGAAAGACAGCAAGCCCCAGCGCCGGCCGGCGTGGCTCGATCGCCTGATGAAGTCCATGAAGGCCAAGGACGAAGCCGGCGTCGAGGAAGCGCTCAAGGAAGGGCAGGAAGCCATGGACGAAGAGTCCGAGGAAGAGCGCGAGCGGCGAGAAGCCGGCGAGCGCGAAGGGCGCACCGGCGACACGGCAGCGATCTTGCAGACGCTGCGCTCGCTCGACCGCCGCATGGCGCGCATCGAAGCGCGCGACGCCGAGCGCGAACGCGAAACCGAGGACGACGACGAGGAGGACGACGAAACGGACGAGACGACCGACACGGTCATCGAGGCCGAGCCGTCGCGCCGCGTCAGCGAGGAAGGCGTCGAGCTGTACACCGGCGACTCCGCGCGCCTCATCGCCGCGCGCGCCGAGATCCTCGCGCCCGGCGTGAAGCTGCCGACGCTCGACGGCCTGAAGACGAAGGACCGTGCGGCCGCGCTCTGCAAGTGCCAGCGCCGCGCGCTCGACCAGGCGTACGAAACCGACGCCGGCCGCGCCGCGATCGCGCCGTTCCTCGGCCGCCGCGCGCCGGACTTCGACACCATGCCCGCGCCGGTGGTCGACGCAATCTTCACCGGCGCCGCCGAGCTGATGCGCGCGAAGAACAACGCCGGCTCTTCGAGCGGCAAGGTCAGCACGCGCGATTTCGGCAAGGTGAAAACCATCGCCGACATCAACGAACAGAACCGCAAGTTCTGGGCGGGCCAGTCCAACCAGTAAGGAGAATGCCTCATGGGCAACGCAATTCTGTATCGCATGCCGTCGGGCATTCCCGGCGACGTGACCCGGCCGTCGCAGTCGACGATCGAGCCGGTTCCCCTCGATCCGACCGCGCCGTTCCCGGCGTACGGCCTGTTCGGGAAGATCGCGAACGGCAAGTTCGTGCCGATCGGCGCCGGCGACGTCGCCACGGCGGTCTACGGTCTGCTGGTTCGTGCGTACCCCACGCAGAGCTCGCAGGATCCGCTCGGCACGTCGACGCCGCCGACGAAAGGCATCGCGGACGTGCTGCGCCGCGGCTACCAGACGGTGAAGCTGAACGCCGGTGTCGCAGCGCTCGACGGTCAGGTGTACGTGCGCGTCGCTGCGGCGGCGGCCGGCAAGCCGATCGGCGGCATCGAGGCGGCGGCCGACGGCACGAACACGATCGCCATCACCGGCGCGGCGTTCATGGCCGGCGCTGACGCCGACGGCAACGTCGAAATCGCCTACAACATCTAAGGGAGCCGACATGACGACTCACAACAAGTCGCTGCTCGCCCGCGCGGCGGGCATCGCAATCGCCGGCGCCCCGGCGATCATCCGCGCGCGTACGCGCGACAGCATGATGACGTTCGACGCGCGCACGATCGACAGCGCCGGCGCGTTCCTGGTCGGCGAGCTGGAACGCCTCGACCAGACGCTGCACATGCCGCTCGCGTCCGTCACGTGGTCGCGTGACATCGACCTCCGCGAGGACGTGTCGATCGCCGACGAAGTGTCCTCGTTCACGAACTCGGCGTTCGCCGCTGCCGGCGGCGCGTCGCCCGCGGGCAAGTCGTGGGTTGGCAAAGACACGAACGCGATCGCAAGCCTCGGTCTGGATATCGGCAAGACGCCCAACCCGCTGACGCTGTGGGGCATGCAGATCGGCTGGACGATCCCGGAACTCGAATCCGCGCAGAGGCTCGGCCGCCCGGTCGACCAGCAGAAGTTCGAGGGCATGCAGCTGAAGCACAACATGGACGTCGACGAGCAGGTCTACATCGGCGACACCGTGATCGGCGTGACGGGCCTCGTGAACAGCACGGCGGTCGAGAACGTTTCGAACGCACAAACCGGCAACTGGGCGACGGCGACGCCGGACCAGATGCTCGACGACGTGAATGAGATGCTCAACAGCGCTTGGGCGGCGTCCGGCTACGCAGTATGCCCGGGTCGCGCGCTCCTCGATCCGTTGAACTTCTCCCGGGTCGTATCGCGCAAGGTCAGCGACGCCGGCAACATCAGCGTGTTGCGCTATCTGCAGGAAAACAGCCTGTCGAACCAGCTCAACGGCCGGCCGCTCGAGATCTACCCGTCGAAGTGGCTCACCGGCCGCGGTGCTGCGGGCAAGAACCGGATGGTCGCGTACACGAAGGACAAGGGCCGTGTGCGCTTCCCGCTGGTGCCGCTGCAGCGCACGCCGCTCGAGTACCGCGACCTGCGCCAGCTGGTGACGTATTTCGGCCGCCTCGGCGTGGTCGAAGTCGTCTATCCGGAAACGATCGCCTACCGGGACGGGGTGTAACATGCAGCTCATCAACGTGCTGAAGGCATTCACCGTGCGGCTCGTCCACGAGGGCGAGTCGATCGAGCGCCGCATCGTCGCTGGTGTGCAAGAGGTCGAGGATTACATCGCCGACCACTGGTACACGCAGGCGCACACCGGCCCGCTGCCGGACGGCGTCGCGGCCGCGCCGGCGAAGGCGGCCGACGCGGATCCGCCGCAGGCCGACCCTGCGAAGGATGCCGTGCCCGACGCGGCGCCGGCAAAGACGGCTGCCAAGGCCGGCAACAAGTAAGGTGACCCGTGGACGTTTCCCAGTTCAGACAGTCGTTCCCTGAGTTTGACGACACGACGACGTACTCCGACTCGCTCATCCAGTTCTGGGTGACCGTCGCGGTGTCGCTCGTCAACGCGGAGCGATGGGGCGATCTGACTGAGCTGGGTATCGCACTCGTCACCGCGCATCACCTCGCGCTCGCCGTGAAAGACCAGAAGATGGCCGCCGTCGGTGGCGTGCCCGGCCAGGTGTCCGGGCCGCAGTCGTCGAAGGCCGTCGACAAGGTGAGCGCGAGCTACGACACCGCGGCCGTCGCCATCAAGGACGGCGGCTTCTGGAACGCCACGATGTACGGCGTCCGCTATCTCAGCCTCGCAATGATGATGGGCGCGGGCGGCATGCAGCTGTAACGCCGCCGCTGTCCATCGGGAGACCCCATGGACGGCATGAAAATCGATCGCCTCGACGAGGTGCTGAAGTCGATCAGCGGACTCGTGCAGAAGGAAGTGCTGGTCGGCGTGCCCGACAGCACTGCCGGCCGCAAGGACGAAGGCGAGCCGCTCAGCAACGCCGAGATCGGCTACATCCTCGAGAACGGTTCGCCGGCCAACAACATCCCGGCCCGCCCGCACCTGGTGCCGGGCGTGCAGGACGCGCGGCCGAAGTTCGAGCCGCACCTGCAGAAGGGCGTTGAAGCGGCGCTCGACGGCGACCTCGAGAAGGTCGACCGCAGCCTCAATCACGCTGGTCACGTTGCGGTGAACTCCGTGCGCGCGAAGATCAACAGCAACATTGCTCCCAAACTCGCCGACTCGACGCTGGCCGCGCGCCGGCGCCGCGGCGTCACGCGGGAGAACACGCTGGTCGACACCGGCCAGTATCGGAACGCGACGACGTACGTCGTGCGCCGCAAGAAGTAGTTTTCAGTCCCCATGACCCGAGGGCCGCCATGTGCGGCCTTTTTCATTGGAGCTCCGCATGGCGTTCCTCGACGTCACCGACGTCCTGCTCGATCCCGACTTCATGGACACAGGACTGCTCTGCAACCGCATGACGCAGACGGTGGACGCTCACGGCCGGGCGCAGAACGCAGTCGCATCGACGCCGTTCTCGGCCGTCGTGACCAGCGACAAGGGCGACATCCTGCACCGCAACGCGGACGGGAGCCGAATCATCGGTTCGATCACGCTGCACACGATGTTCCGACTGATGGACGGCAGCGCCGGCCACGACGCCGACGAAGTCGTGTGGGCCGGCCGCACCTACACGGTGGTGAACGTGAACGACTACTCGCACTTTGGCCGCGGCTTCGTCTGCGCGACGTGCGACCTGAAACCTCTTTCAGGGTGACCCCATGAACGACAGCTCGACCGGCGGATACCTGGCGCCAGCCGTCGATGCGCCGCCGGCCGAGGACGATGCCCTCGACGATCTCGTCCATGACTTGATCGCGGGCGTCACGGCGCTGCCGCCTGATCTCGTGCGGCCGCGCTGGCAGCCGACTGTACCGAAGCAGCCCGAGCCGTCCGTGAACTGGTGTGCGTTCGGCCTGCAGGAGCAGGAGCCGGACGCCGGCCCCGCTATCCAGCACGACGGCACCGGCGACGGGCACGACACGTACGTCCGGCACCAGGACATCGATGTGATGTGCACGTTCTACGGGCCGCTCGCGAAGGGATATGCGCAGCGGCTCGCAGACGGTCTTGCGATCCCGCAGAACCGCGAGCAGCTCCAGTTGCTCGACATGGCGTTCGTCGGAGTCGGTGCGATTAGGGCGGCGCCGGACCTCGTCAACCAGCAATGGGTGCGGCGCTACGACATGACCGTGACGCTGCGCCGCAAGATCACCCGGACCTACGCGGTCCTCAACCTCAAATCGGCCACCGTGGCGACGACGACCGACTCGTCGACGCCGGTGGCCGGCGTTTCGAACATCCACTCGTAGGGGACCAGCATGTCCAACGGATTGCCGGTATCGCGTCTGATCAACGTGACGATCAACCTCGCCGCGCTGGCGGCGCAGGGCGCGAACATGAACACCGGGCTGATTCTTGGCCCGTCGGCCATCATCGACACCAACGAGCGCGCGCGCTCGTACGGTGGCATCGACGAGGTGACGGCCGATTTCGGCACGAACACGCCGGAGTACTACGCCGCAGCGCTGTACTTCAACCAGGTGCCGCAACCGCAGCAGCTCATGATCGGCCGCTGGGCGAAGACGGCAACCGCCGGTTCGCTGCGCGGTGGCGTGCTGTCGGCCGCGCAGCAGGACATTACGGTGTGGAAGGCGGTTACGACCGGCGCGTTCAGCATCACGATCGACGGCACTGCGAAATCGGTCACTGCGCTCGACTTCTCGGCACAGACGAACCTGAACGGCGTCGCGACGGTGATCAATGCGAAGCTGACCGGCGCCACGGTCGTGTGGAACGGCTCACAGTTCGTTGTGACGTCGAGTACCATCGGCACGAATTCGAAGGTCGGCTATGCGAGTGCGCCGGGCAGCGGCACCGACATTTCGGCGATGCTCGGTCTGACGAGCGGCCTTGCCGGCGTGCCGGCGGACGGCATTGCGCCCGAGCAACCGGTCGACGCCGCGGCGCTGTTTCTCGACCGCTTCGCGAATCAGTTCCTCGGCCTGGACTTCGCCGACGCGTCGATCACGGACGCGCAGCACATCGCAGTCGCGAACCTCATCGAGGCCGACCAGCGCCACATCTACGGCATCACGACGCAGAACCCGCAGGTGCTCGACTCGACGGTGTCGACCGACATCGCGAGCCAACTGAAGGCGCTGAAGCTGAAGTACACGATCCTGCAGTACTCGAGCTCGACGCCGTACGCGGTGTCGTCGCTGCTCGGCCGTCTGCTGACGGTGAACTTCGACGGCAACAACACGACGATTACGCTGATGTTCAAGCAGGAGCCGAGCGTCGCCGCCGAACAGCTGACCAGCACGCAGGCGAACACGCTTCAGGCGAAGAACTGCAACGTCTTCGTGAACTACAGCAACGACACGTCGATCATCCAGTACGGCGTGACGCCGAGCGGTATCTATGTCGATTCCGTCTACAACGCGATTTGGTTCCGCAATCGCATCGAAACGGACGTTTACAACCTGCTGTACCAGAGCCCCACGAAGATCCCGCAGACCGACGGCGGGAACGCGCAGATAGCTGCAACGATCGCGGCGGCCTGTGAGGCTGGCGTGAACAACGGGTATCTCGCGCCTGGCGTCTGGAATTCGGCGGGCTTCGGCGCGTTGAACCAGGGAGACACGCTGGCGAAGGGCTACTACGTGTACCAGCCGGCGATAGCGACGCAGTCGCAGGCCGACCGCGAGGCGCGGAAGTCCGTCGTATTCCAGGTCGCAGGTAAGGAAGCCGGTGCGATCCATGGTGCCGACATCCTCGTCAACATCAACCGCTAACAGGGGCATCCCAACATGGCGACTTACAGCTTTCAGGACGTCGCGGCGACGCTCGTGGGCCCGGGCGGCGCGTTCTCGCTTGGCTACGGTGAAGCGACCGCGGAAGAAGGCATCACGATCGCGCGCGCCGGCGACAAGAACACGATGACGATCGGATCGGACGGCGAAGGTATGCACAGCCTGCATGCCGATAAGTCCGGCCAGGTCACGTTGCGCTACCTCAAGACCGCGCCGATCAACGCGAAGCTGATGGCGCTGTACGACGCACAGTCGCTCGACAGTCGGCTGTGGGGCAAGAACCTGATCGAGGTTCGACAGACGGCCGCCGGCGACGTGACGACTGCGCGTAGCTGCGCGTTCAAGAAGGCGCCCGACCTGAAGTACGCGAAGGACGGTGACATCGTCGAATGGGTCTTCGACGCGATCAAGATCGATAACATCCTCGGGACGTACTGAGCATGACGACCGAAGTCAAATTGAACGGCGTGCGGTACGCGATCGGCAAGCTGAGCGCGATGCAGCAGTTCCACGTGTCGCGGCGTATCGCCCCAATCATCCCGCCGATGATCCCGGTGCTGATGAAGTTCTACGCGGAGCTCGAGCAGGCAGACGTTGCTCGCGAGCAGGCGCGCGCGAACGCCGCGCTCGCAGTGCTCGCCGAACGCAAGGCGCCGAGCGAGGCCGCGGACGCGCCGGCGGCCGACAAGTCGCGCGAGCTGCTGTCGATGGTCGACGCGATTGCGCCCGTGCTGCAACCGTTCGCTGACGCGCTGGCGGGCCTCAAAGACGAGGACGCGGAATATGTCTTCGGCACGTGCCTGTCCGTCGTCGAGCGCTGGCAGGGGGCCAGCTGGGCGAAGGTCTGGAACACCGCTCACAAGACGGCGATGTTCGACGACATCGGCATCGATGTGATGCTGCCGCTCGTCGTGCGCGTCGTGGTTGCGAATCTCGGCCCTTTTATCAGCGGGCTGCTTACCAGCCAAACGAGCAGCCCGGTGGCGACGTAGGCTGGATCCGCACGCTGCCCGGCGGCGAGGACTGGCTGCTCGCGCCCGTGCACGCGCAGATGTGTCGGTACGAGTCGCTGATCGACGGGACGCTCGGCCTTGCCGACGTTGCGTTGATGAACGATTCCCTTGCTGTCCGGGCAGACAACGACGCGGCGTTCCGCCGCAAGATGGAAAGAGAAAATGGCTGATTCGGTCGTCATCCGCGAGTTCCTGGTCGCGCTCGGGTTCAAGGTCGACGAGAAGGGCCTGAAGAACTTCAAGGAAGGCGTCGAAGGCACGACGAAGGGCGTCAAGCAGCTGATCGCGACGGTGTCCGGCGCCGCCCTCACGGTGAGCGCGGGCGTCGCGGCGTTCGCGTCGAAGCTCGAACGCCTGTATTTCGTGTCGCAACGCACCGGCGCTTCGGCGGCGAACCTGCGCGGCTTCGAATTCGCCGCGCGGAACATGGGCGTCTCGGCCGAGGCGGCCACCGGCACCATCGAGAACCTCGCGCGCTTCCTGCGCAATAATCCGGCGGGCGAGGGCTACCTCGCGACGCTCGGTGTGCAGACGCGCAACGCGAACGGCGAGCTGCGCGACACGGTCGACATCATGTCCGACCTCGGCAAGGCCATGGCAAGCAAGCCGACGTGGCTGTCGAGCCAGTACGGCAACATCCTCGGCATCGACGAGAACCTGATGCTCGCGATGCGCAACGGGGACTTCGAACGCCTGATGAAGCAGTACCGCGAGATGTCGCAGACGACGGGCCTCGACAAGGCCGCGGACGACTCGCACAAGTTCATGACGCAGCTGCGCGGGCTCGGCACGACGTTCGAGAATCTCGGTATTCGCGTCGAGGGTGCGATGCTGGGGAAGGTTGGTCCGAGCCTCGATCGGTTCCAGCACTGGATGGACGAGCACGGCGACGAGGTCGCGAACCGAATCGCGGACATCGCGAGCGTCGTTCTGAAGGTGGCAGAAGCGGTCGGGCCGCCACTAGGAAAGCTGGTCGACCTGTTCATCGAGCTCGACCACTCGACGAACGGTTGGTCGACGAAGATCCTCTTGCTCGGCGTCGCGCTGAAGGCGCTTGGGGTGTTCCGCATTGCGCGGGGCATCTGGAAGGCCGCTGCTGCGCTCCGCGTGATGGGGGCGGCAGGCACCGGCACGGCCAGCGTCATCTCCGGATTGATCGGCAATGTGGGCGGATTGATCACGCTGTTGGGACGTTTGTCTGCGATCGCCGGCGCTGCGTTCGCAGGCTGGAAGATCGGCGATGCGCTGCGCGACTCGGTCGATGGATGGATTTCGAAGGCTTCCGGTGGCCGATTCCGCTCGATCTGGGACGTGGTGACCGGGAAGGATCGGCGCGGCCTCGACGCGACGGGCGGTTACACACAGGCTGAGATCGACAGCGTGAAGGACGGCGGCGGCGCGAAGCTGACGCTGCCGCGCGGTGCTGCCGCTGCGCCGGCGACCGCAGTTCCCGCCGCGCCTGTTGGTCTGGCTGGCGCGATGTCGCGCCTCGCTGACACGGCGTTCGGTCAGCTGATCGCGCGCGGCGAGGGCGACTACAACAGCGTCAACCGCGGCGCGCGCGGCGGCTACCGCGCCGGCACGGAGAACCTCGAAGGCATGACGCTCGGGCAGGTCATGGCGGCGCAGCGGGCCGGCCAATTCAATGCGGCCGGCCGCTACCAGATCATCGGCAGCACGCTCGCCGAGGCGGCGCGGTCGCTGAAGCTCAACGGCGATGAGATGTTCGACCGGAAGCTCCAGGACCGCATCTTTGAGCAGTACCTCGTGCGCAACAAGCGGCGTGCGATTGCCGACTACGTCGAAGGGCGTAGCGACGATTTGCGCGGCGCGCTGCGCGCGGCGTCGCGCGAGTGGGCGAGCGTCGCAGACCCCGACACCGGCCGCAGCTACTACGCCGGCAAGGGCAACAACCGTGCGAGCATCACGGCGGCTGAGATGGAAGCCGCGCTGCGCAACACGCGCGCGACGTACCAGCCAGCGGCCGCACTGACGGCGCAGTCGACGGCACGCGGCGCAGCGAAGGTAGAGCTGCACCAGTCGACGCAGATCCACGTGAGCGGCTCCGGCGATGCCGCCGCGGCCGGTCGCGCGGTGGAGCGCGAGCAGCGCGCGGTGAACGCCGACATGGTGCGCAATCTACAGGGGGTGATAGCGTGATCCTCGACATGATCATGATCTCGCCGAAGAAGATCGGCAGCATCACGGTGCAGGTCGCGATCGAAGAGGTCTACAACGACGAGCTGACGATCACGGAGCATCCGGTCGAGCAAGGGGCGCAGATCACCGATCACGCGTTCAAGCGCCAGCCGGATCTATCGATGCGGTGCGGCTGGAGCAACGCTGACTACGAAGCGCTGCTCGGCGCGGCGGAGGCGACGTTCGACGGCGGCGGCTTGCCGTCGGCGCAGTACGTCAACGCGATCTACTCGCAGCTGCTGGCGCTGCAGCAGGCGCGCACGCCGTTCGACGTCACGACGAGCCGCCGCACCTACCAGAACATGCTTCTGCAGGGCCTGCGGCTCACGGTGGATGCGAAAACGTCGAGCGCGCTGATCCTGACGGCGACGCTCAAACAGATCCGCATCGTGTCGACGCAGGTGACGAAGCTGCCGCCGCGCGAGAACCAGGCCGACCCCGCGTCGACTGCCGAGACTGGCAACGGCGGCACGAAGGCCGCGACGCCGGCGACGCCGGCGCCAGGCGGCGCAGTGGCGCCAGGGAGTATGTGATGCCGAGCTTCTTCGAGATCCCGTTTTCGCCGCGGCCCGAACGTTTCACCGTGACGCTGAGCGGGACCGACTATCGCCTGACGGTCCAGTACCGCAAGGCCGGCGGCGCGGGATGGGTGCTGGACATCGCGGACGCGTCGGACAACCCGCTGGTGTCCGGCATCCCGCTGGTGACCGGCATCGACCTGCTGGGTCAGTACAAGCACCTGGGCTTTGAGGGGCGGCTGTGGGTGCAGGGCGCCGCTGATCCGGACGACGTTCCGACGTACGAGGATCTCGGCATCGGATCGCACGTTTTCTGGGTGACCGACCAATGAGCGTTGAGCAGTTCGGCCGCAAGGTATCGCTGATCATCGGCTTCGACAGCGGCGAAGCGCTGGACTTGTCCGAGCTGCGGATCGTGTTCCGCGTGCAGCGCGGCGATCTGCAGACGCCGAACCAAGCGCGGATCCGCGTCTACAACGTCTCCGCGACGACGGCACGGCGCGCGCAGAAGGAGTTCACGCGCGTCGTGCTGCAGGCCGGCTACGAGGGCAACTACGGGATCGTCTTCGACGGTCAGATCAAGCAGGTGCGCCGCGGTCGCGAGAGTCAGACCGATACGTTCCTCGACATCACGGCGGCGGACGGCGACTCGGCGTACAACTTCGCGGTGGTGAATACGACGCTCGCGGCCGGCTCGACGCCAGCCGACCACGTAGCGGCCGCCTGCACCGCGATGAACCCGTACGGCGTACAGCAGGGATATTTACCCGAACTGCCGTCGAACTCGTTGCCTCGGGGCAAGGTGATGTTCGGCATGGCGCGGGACTTTATGCGATGGACCGCACGGACCACGCAGACGGTCTGGAGCATCCAGGACGGCAAGGTCGTGATGGTGCCGGAGACGGCGTACATGCCAGGCGACATCCCGAAGATCACGTCGGAGACGGGCATGGTCGGGCTGCCGCAGCAGACGGCGAACGGCATCGAGGTGAAGATGCTGCTGAACCCGAGCGTGAAGATCGGCCGGCTGATCTGGCTCGACAACGCGAGCATCCAGCAGTACGAGTACAGCCTGAACGTCGGCCAGCAGGCCGAGAACGAGCGTATCGAGATGCAGGCGAAGCTGCAGGATGACGGCTTCTACTACGTGATGCTCGCGGAGAAAAGCGGCGATACGCGGGGCGAAGAGTGGTACACGAGCGTGACCTGCCTCGCGGCAGACGTCACCGTGCTGCCCGACTCGTTCAGGGACAAGGCAACTGTTCCGCCGGACGGCGTCATCAAACGGTTCGGCTAGCGGCCGTACGTCGGGAGCGCCTTGATGGTCATCCTCGCCCAGTTCACGTAGCTACTCACGTCGGCTCGCGCCAGCGTGTTGAGGGGGACCGACTTCGTCGGCATCTTCGGCACGACGATCACCGCGTCGCCGTCGATCGTCTCGCCCCAGCAGCCGATGTCCCACACGCCACGGTAGGACTCGTAGCGTCGCATGTTGTTCGCGTTCGCGAGCGGCAGGTCGCACTTCTGTGTGGTGTAGAGGATCGTTGGGACCTGGTTGTCGACGGTCGCGCCGACCTTCATGCCGGCGAACGGGTAGACGTATGCGTCGTCAGCGACGGCGGCGAGCGGTGTGAGCAGTGCGGCGGTCAACAGCAGTTTTTTCATTTTCATCTCATGGATCGACGTGAAAGGGTAGGCGACCCGGAGATCGCCCTGCGTGAAGCGTTCGACGGCGTGCGCGCGGGCATCTGGACAGCGCTGCCCGGCATCATTCAGTCGTTCGATGCCGCAGCGCTGACATGCAGCGTGCAGCCCGCCATCAAGGCGCAGGTGCGCGGCATCGACGGCACGATCCAGAGCGTCGCGCTGCCGATGCTGGTCGACTGCCCGGTTCAGTTCCCGGCTGGCGGAAATTGTACGTTGACGTTTCCGGTCAAGCAGGGCGACGAGTGCCTCGTCGTGTTCGCGTCGCGCTGCATCGACGCCTGGTGGCAGTCGGGCGGCGTGCAGGAGCAAGCCGAGCTGCGCATGCACGACCTGTCGGACGGGTTCGCGGTGCTGGGCTTTCGATCGCGGCCGCGCGCGCTCTCCGGCGTCAGCGGTGCCTCGACGCAGCTGCGCAGCGACGACGGCGCGACGTACATCGACCTGAACCCGACGCTGCAGAAGGTCAAGATCGTCGCGCCGGGCGGCTTCGACGTGGTCGCGCCACTGTCGACGTTCTCGGCGGCCGTGACGATCACGGGCCTGCTGACGTTCGTCGGCGGTATGGTCGGCAGCGCGGCGAGCGGTGCCGCGGCCGTGTTCAACGGCATCCTCAATGTGATCGGCCAGATCACGGCGAACGGAAAGCGCGTCGATGACACGCATACCCATCGCGAGAACGGCGCGGGCAGCAATACGAGCCCGCCTAACTGAAGACTCCCATGCGATACCGAAAACTCGACGCTGACGGTGATTACGTCTTCGGCGGGGGCGCGGCCGACTTTCTCGTGAACACGCCGGAGACGGTCGCCCAGGCCGTGCTGACGCGCCTGCGCCTGCTGCGCGGCGAATGGTTCCTCGACACGACGGCTGGCATGCCGTGGGCGACTGACGTGCTCGGGAAGTACACGAGCGGGAAGTACGACGCTGCGATCCGCACGTGCATTCTCGGCACGCAGGGCGTGACCGAGCTGACGAGCTACTCGAGCACGGCCGATCCCGAGACGCGCGTGCTGTCCGTCACCGCTACGATCAACACCATCTACGGCTCCACCACGGTACAGGCGACATTGTGACTCTCACGACCATCGCACCCACTATCGACGCGAACGGCATCACCGCGCCGACGTACGCTGATGTGCTTGCATATCTGCAGGACCAGTACCGATCGATCTACGGCGCCGACACATACCTCGAGCCGGACAGTCAGGATGGCCAGCTGCTCGGGGTGTTCGCGAAGGCGATCAGCGACGTGAACTCGGTCGCGATCGCGATCTACCGGTCGTTCAGCCCGGCGACGGCGCAGGACGATGCGCTGTCGAGCAACGTCAAGATCAACGGCATCGCGCGGAAGGTCGCGTCGTACTCGAGCGCCGATCTGGTTCTCGTCGGCCAGGCCGGCGCGACGATCACGAACGGCGCGGCGAAGGACGCCAACGGTGTGCAATGGATGCTGCCGGCCACCGTGACGATTCCGCCGAGCGGCACGATCACCGTCACCGCGACATGCGCGACGATTGGCGACGTGTCCGCTCGGGCGGGCACGATCAACCAGATCGCGACGCCGGCGCTTGGCTGGCAGTCGGTGACGAACCCGGCGGACGCCGCCGAGGGCGCGCCCGTCGAGAAAGACGCGGCGCTGCGTCTGCGGCAGACCGTGTCGACCGCGTTGCCGTCTCTCACGGTGCTCGACGGCATCATCGGCGCGGTGGCGAACGTTCCGGGTGTCACGCGGTACGTGGCTTATGAGAACGACACCAGCGCGACTGACGCGAACGGCATCCCGTCGCACTCGATCTCGCTCGTGGTCGAGGGCGGTGACGCGACGGCGATCGCGAATGCGATTGCGGCGAAGAAGACGCCGGGCGCCGGGACGTATGGCACGACCGCTGTCGTGGTTGCGGACATCTACGGCCGCCCGATTACGATCCGGTTCTTCCGGCCGGTGGCCGCGCCGACCGGCGCCACAGTCACGATCAAGGCGCTCACCGGATACACGAGCCAGACGGGCCAGCAGATCCAGCAGGCTGTGTCGGACTACATCAACGGCGTGCAGATCGGCGGCGGGATCTCCGGCAGCGTCGAATGGGGCGACGCGTTGACTGCGGCGAACAGCGTCGGCGGCGGCGTGACGTTCAAGCTGTCCGGGCTCACGCTGACCGGGCCGCGCGGCGCCGGCGCACCCGACGTGGCGCTGCTGTTCAACGAGGCGGCGTCGTGCACGCCGGCGAACGTCACTCTGGTGGTGAACTGATGACCGCGTCTCTTTCCGACTACGCCGCGCTGATCACTTCGGAGCATCGCAACCAGCCGCGGTTCTCGGCAGTGCTCGGCGCGCTCGTGCAGCCTCTCGTCGATCAGATGAACGTGTTGGAGAGCATGCCGGGCAAGTTCGACCTCGATGACGCGGTCGGTGTGCAACTCGATGATGTCGGCCTCTGGGTTGGAGTGTCGCGGAAGATCCGCACGCCGCTGACCGGGATCTACTTCTCGTTCGACGTCGCTGGCCTTGGCTTTGATCAGGGCATCTGGAAGGGACCGTTCGATCCCGATACGGGCCTCACGGTGCTCGACGACGACACGTACCGGCTGGTCATCCGCGCGAAGATCGGGGCGAACCACTGGGACGGGACGCTCGAATCGAGCGCGGCGATCCTCAACAGCATCTTCGGGAACCCGGGTAACGACCTCATTCAAGTGCACGCCAATGGCGAGGTGTTCGGGACAGGCGATGGCGCCACGAAGAACTTCCCAATGACGTATGGCGGTGCACAGGTTCGGCGCGTCGATAGCGCGACGCTGTTTCGCAACGACTGGCAGGGCAATCAGAAGCTCTATCCGACATCGCGGACGAACAAGTTCCTGCAATCGGGCAACCTACTGTCACCGTCGTGGGCCCAGCAGCGTGTCGCGTCGTTGACAACTGCAGTGGGGCCCGATGGTAGTTCGAATGCGGCCACGCTAACCGCAAACGCATTGGGCACCGCATACCTATACCAAGGGTTCAACGACCTGGTTGCCGGACAGCGCTACGAACTGTATGCAATCGCAAAGCCCGGTACGGGCAATTTGATTGCACTGACCAGCTTCACGCAGCCCGGCCAATGCATTTTCACATTGTCCGGAGCCGGTTCAGCGGGAGTGCCGACTGGCATTGCGTCAAACCCGAAGATTTTTCCTATCGGAGGTGGCTGGTACTGGTGCTCGATCGAGATCGTTCCGACATCGAGCGGATTCAATAACGTTTCGTCGACGAATGTCGTCACGGCGAATTCGTCGGTGACGTTTTTTGCGCCGCAACTGGGACCTCTGGCGGACGGCATGTCGTCACCCACCAGCTACATCCCCACGGCCGCCGCGCCGGCCACGGTGGCCGACTATGTACTCAGCTCAAGCGGCGTCGCACAACTGGCTGTCGCGCCATCGAGGGGCGCGAAGTTGTCGTGGACCGGGGACGGGGCAGTGTATCGGCAGGGCACGCGAGTTTTCATCGAAGATCACCAGGACATGTCGATGACGATCGGGATCGCCGGGAAGGTGCCGTCGGCAGTTTTCCTCGCACTTCTTGCCGGCGGCTATATCCCACTGAAGCCTGAGGGTGTGCGCGTCAACTACACGATTGTTTCGAGCGTCGACAACGAGCCGCTGTTCGGTTTCGACGTCAACAACCAGTACATCGCCGGCTTCGATACCGGGGCGTGGGGCGTACCAGCCTGAGCCCCCCCAACGCATTTATCGCCATGAGCCGCCTACGGGCGGCTTTTTTATTGCTCGGAGCACAGATGGCAAACAACAACTTCAAGGCATTTGCGGCCGGTGCCAACGCGAACGTGATGACGCAGGCCGACTATGAGGCCCTTGCGGCGCTGCTCACTGGCTTCGTCAGCGGTACTGCTCAGTCGGCGCAGCTCAACAAGGTGTGGCGCCAGAGTTCGATCATGGCGGCCGTCCTCGCACAGTTCATCGCCGATCTGACCGGGCAGGATGCGATCGACGACGGGACGACGGCTACGCTGCTCACAAATCTGAAGACTGCAGTCCAGGCGCAGTCAGCGGCAGTGGTGGGGCAGGCGCGAAACGTCGCGATGTCTATTGCAGCTGCATCGAGCACTGCAACCATCAGCGCCGATGAGCTCGTTGTCGGCACCGCGCTCGGCGGCCAGAAGTACCTGCTGAAACAATTCTCGAAGACGATCAACCTCTCGACGGTCGGCGCCGGCGGGATGGATACTGGCGCCGCGCCGGCGAGTGGCTACGTTGCGCTGTATGCGATTTATAACCCGCTCAGCGGCGCGAGTGCGCTGCTCGCGACCAACGCGACCAGCGTTGTCGCACCAGCAGTGTACGGGGGCGGCAATTTGCCGGCTGGCTATACGGCGAGTGCGCTGTTGAGCGTGTGGCCCACGGATTCGGGCGGACGTCTGATTGTTGGGTTCCAGCGCGATCGGAGCATCTCGATAACATCGTCAGCTGCTATTACGACGTCATCAAACGCACCGACCCAGACGTCGCTGAGCATTGCCGGTATCGTTCCTCTGAATGCGAAAAGCATATCCGGAGTGTTGCACGAGGCGTCGACTGCTGCTGCATCCTGCACAGCAACTATCACACCTGGGTTGGGCAGCATTGGCGGCCAGAATATCGCGGGTGCTTTGGCAGCGAGTCAGGTTTCAGAGTGCAATTATTCGATTCCCATCTTGACGCCGCAGTCGGTGTACTACACGACGAATGTGACCGCGGGGACGCCGACATTCATTATTTATATTTCAGGGTATACGATTTAGGAGGTTTTATGTTCGTCCAGTTTTCTGATGCGGCGGAGCAACAAATCGTGGCGGTATTCTCGTGTGAACAGGACGCAGACGCCTACCCGTACCAAGGACGAGTGGACGTCGCTGACGCGCGGTATTCGGCCTACTACAATTCGTTGTGTGAGGAGTCGCGCAGCGGACTGCCTGTTCCTGCTGCATCAGTCACACAATGATCGAGCGCTACTGTAACGCGTTGCGCAATAGGCGCGCCGGTGTAGGCGCGCGTTGAAAATCATGGTTATGCGCTTCTCGAGATGGATTTGAATATCGAGGAACGTATCGCGAGGAGCTTCGTCTCCGCAGCAGTAGCGAATATGCGAAGACGGAGGCAGTGCTTCTCGATGTAGTGCCACGAAACGTACGCGATCGCGCCGGTGACCGGAATGGTGATCAGCGTTGACAGCCACCACGAGCGCAGGCCAGGGAAGTACGCGATTGCCTGCTGGATCGGATAGGCATACAGATAGATGCCGTAGGAGTAGTCGCCGCTTTCGAGGAATTTCAGCTTGGGTGGATTGAGAGTTCCGAGATACACGGTCGCGTACGCTGCCGGGAATGCAACGAGCGCATCGCATCCCGGGAACCACAACAGGATATACATAAGAACGACCGCGGCGCAGAACAGCCTGCAATCCGCTGGCAACTTGTCGCGGACATAGTAGAGCGCGACACCGGCCAGAAATGCGAGCACGAGTACGTAGCCGTGAACGCTGACCCAGCCGTCCCGGCCGAGTTGGAAGTTCATGAAAAACGCTGCGACATTGATTGCGACAACCGCGATGAGGAACAGGATTCGGTTCGAATGAATGCGGAAAAGGGCAAGCGCCATCAAGGCGATGTAGCATTCGAGTTCCCACGGCACGGTCCATAGCTGGCCATTGACGAGATTCGCGGTGGGATTGTTTTCGAACACGCCCGGCAATACGTAGTGCATATCGCCGACGAGGTTCAAAAAGTAGTGTCGGAACTTCTCATCACTGAAATAGGTTGAAAGATCGGCCCCCGTGAATATCGGACCTAGAATGAGCGCGCACAAGATGACCTCGACCCAGAGCGCCGGCATGATACGAATGACGCGCATCGCTGCGAAATAGATCAGCGTCTTGGATCGCTGCAAGCTGCCGGCGACCAGGAAGCCGCTCAGAGCAAAAAACATCGGTAGCACGAACGCGAGTAGCGGTCTGCGCCAGCCATCAAACAGTTCGGCTGTCAGTGCAGGACCGTAATTCACGGGAGCGATATGGAGTGCGACGACGGACAGGGCCAGTATGATCCGGAGATAGTCGAATCCGCTGGGGCGTCCGTTGGCGTTCGTTAGACGATGCTCGATAGACTTCATTGCGTTCGTGAGTGTTGTATTGACTGGTCGCGTGCCGCGCTTTTCTAGCGGCAAGTTCTGTTAGCGGTATGCCTGAACGAGCGCCGATACTGCCGGTAATTCAAATCCTGCCTTCATCAGGTACCCGTGATCGGTCGGATGGAGGCAGTCGGAGAGTAGGGTTGGCCATTCGGACAAGTTCCTGATCTGATCGAATTCGTTGACGATCGGCACGCTCTCGGTAGCAGCTACGCGACGAAGCGCATCGACATACTGCTGCATGAGCGGCGCGCGCGTCTCTTCGCATGTTGGGTTCGGTTCAAAGATCACGATGAGCTTCCCGTTCTTGCGCGCGATCTGTACGAGTTGCGTCATCGTGCTCTCGAAGTCCGTCGGCGATTCGGGAACGATGTTCGGGTTTTTCGATACCTTGACGCTGTAATAGGCGTCGTTCAGTCCGAAGTTCAACGTGACGATCTGCGCCTTCGATGCAGCCATCTGATCGGCCCAGCGCGCGTGCACACCATCCGTACCATTGAGGAGTTGCGAGGCTTGCGTGCCTCCCACACCGCGATTCGCGACCGTTACTGAGTCACCGAAGCGGTCGCGCAGCATCTTCTGCAGTTCGACCGGCTCGCTGTTTGGAGTGACCTGGCCGACCCCCTGGATTACCTGCCAACCTTCTGTCGTTGAATCTCCATATGCCTCGATCAGAACCGGTTGGACAGCGGCGGTGTGTGCAGTCGTCGCCGGCGATCCGGCACCATCACCTCCACCGCCGCAGCCGCTACAGGATACGACGAGCGCTCCGAGCAGTGAGACGAATGCACCTTTCATCGCGATGCGCCCTAGGAATTGGGAAAAATTGGTCGACATTGTAACGAACCTCCGGGACTGAAAAGTCATACTGGACAGAACGAAGAACACCGTCCGCGCTCGGCCAGCGCGAACACTCAAATCGCCGCCTCCGTGCGGCTTTTTTCATTTCGGGGAATCGATGAAGAACGATCTCGCGACGAGCGCGGCAAAGGCGGCGCCGGCGGTGGGGAGCAACTTCTGGCTGTGGCTGACCGGCCACGACATCAACTGGTGGGTAGCCGTCGCGACGATCGCGTATATCGGCCTGCAGGCGTACTACCTGATCAAGAACAAGGGGAAGAGGGCACTACTCGATGGCTAACGTACCGAAGAAGACACTCGCTGGTGTTGTAGGGGCTGCTGCGGCAGCCCTTCTTTTTTCCATGGTTCCGAAGTTCGAGGGGCTCGAGCTCGTCGCACGACCGGACCCGATCGGGATCATCACGGCGTGTAACGGCGACACGAAGGACGTGCGAGCCGGCCAGCGCTTCACTCCGGAGGAATGCCGTGCGCGCCTCGAGCAACGGCTCATCGAGCACGCCGAGCTAGTCCTGAAGTGCACGCCAGTGCTGAAGGGCCACACGTACCAGCTCGCGGCCGCGATCAGCTTCGCGTACAACGTCGGCGCGGGCGCGTACTGCGGTAGCACGACGGCGAAGCGGTTCAACGCGGGCGACTGGCAGGGCGCGTGCCGCGCGCTGAACGAGGCGGACAACGGGCGGCCGCAGTGGGTGACAGCCGGCGGCCGTGTGCTGCCGGGTCTGGTGAAGCGACGCGCTGAAGAGCGTGCACTGTGCGAGCGTGGCCTATGACGACGATAGCCCATGAGACGCGACGCACGCTCGCGGAGGATGTCTTTTATCCCGACCACGAGCCGCGCACCGAATCGCCGACGTTCCGCGCGAGCAAGCGCACGATGAAAGCGGCCGGCGGCTACGTCTGCGCGGTGTGTGGTGATGACCAGGCGGTTGAATCGCATCACCGGTTCTTCGAGTGGGCGTTCTCGCACGCGATCGACTGGAAGTGGATCCGCAGCGTTGCGCTGAACCAGATCGACACGATGTTCAGCCACAAACTGCAGCGCGTTGTGCCGATCCCACGCCAGCACCCGGTCTGGGACGTGATCAAGTTGACGCAGGGCTTCGACTGGGAGGCGTTCGACCCCGCGCGGCCGGAGGCGTTCGTCGACTCGACGTACAACCAACTGCTGCTGTGCGCGCTCCATCACCGGGGCAAGGATCACGGCCGGCATGAAGAAAGTGATCCGGTCTGGAGCGTGCAGGCGTTCCTGCTGCCGGGCTTCGTCTACTCGCCGGACGAATTGAAGCAGCTACATGCGAAGGAGCAGAAATGACCTGGCTCGATCCTCATGCATGGCTCGCCGTCATTGTGGCGGCAGTTGTCGGCGTGGCTGGCGGGTATTTCAAGGGGCACGCTGATGGCGTGCGCACGACGTCCGCCGCAGCGCAGAAGGCGCAGCTCGACGCCGTCTCGGCCGCACGTGCCGAGGAACAACGCCGCACCGCGGCCCAATCGGAGATTGCGAAAGATGCGAACCAACAACGAACGGCCGCGCTTGCGGATGCTTTTGCTGCTCGCGCTGCCGCTGGCAGCCTGCAGCAGCGTGTCGACCAACTCGTCGCAGCCGCCCGCCATCCCGCCGCTGCCGCCGGAAGCCCGGCAACCGGAGACGCCCTTGATCTGCTTGCCGACGTGCTCGGCCGCGCTGACCAGCGCGCGGGCGAGCTGGCTGAATACGCCGATCGGGCCCGCATCGCCGGCCAGCAGTGCGAACGCGACTACGACGCGCTGACGGCGCCTCACTGATTGCCTGGATAGAGGCTTCCATCCTTCATCGCTTCAGTCTTCGGCTTGCCTAGCCTCATCCTGCAAGATCAATCGCAGCTTATGGAGAGCCGCGAGGTGGCCGCCTACGTCTTCGGACCAGACCTTCTGAATCGTTTGGCGCAGGTTCTCCGCGTCCCTGAACTGGCGTCGACACCGGGCGATCTCGAGGATCAGGCGTCGCACCTCATGGCCCTCCGGGTAGCGCCGCCACATCTGGCGTAGCTCGCGATTGGTCGGCGATTGGAAGGATGGAAGCGGCTGGCGAAGCATGGTCGGGCGAAATTATGCTGTATGGATATACAGTGTATCGCGGGGTAAGATGGTTCCGTCAAGGATGAAAATCGGGGACGGCAATGTGCACGAATTATGTGGCGCCCGGCGAGGATCCCGGACTGAGCGAGCTGCGCATCGACAGCTTCGTCGATCTGTACCGCTGGCATCCGTGGAAGCCTGAGATCTATCAGGACTATGACGCGCCGATCGTCGCGAGCATCGACGGGCAGTTTAAGCCACTGATCGCCGGCTTCGGTTTCTGGCCACGCGCGCTGCAGAAGGCCAACGTCGAGAAAGCGAAGGAGCAGGGCAAGAAACCGCCGATCATGCGGAGCACGATGAACGTGCGCGACGACAACCTCGGGAAGTCGCCGCTGTACGCGCCGGCATGGCGCGCGGGTCGCCGCTGCCTGATTCCGGCGAAGTGGATCTACGAGCCGAACTGGGAAACAGGCAAGCACGTGCGGTACCGGATCGGACTGGCCGGCTGGCGGCCGCTCTGCGTTGCCGGCATCTGGCGCACGCTGCAGTACCCGGACGGCATCGCGCGTCACACCATGGCGATGATCACGGTGAACGGCGACGAGCACCCCATCATGAAGCACATGCACCGTCCCGACGATGAGAAGCGCTCGGTCGTCATCCTGCGACCCGAGGATTGGGAGGAATGGCTGACGACCCCGAACATCGAGGCCGCGCGCGCGATGCTGCAACTGTATCCGTCCGAGGACATGGCGGCCGAGCCGACCGTCGCTACTGCGATGACGTGATAGTTATGAGAGTTCCAACAATCTGCGCGATATTCGCGCAGTTCTGGATGAGTGGCCAAATTTTTGACGATTTGAGGGCGCCTTCCCGCGCCTCTTGAGGTTGCGCCTGCATTGCGCGCATCACTGCGGCAAGATCGTCTGGTGACACCGTCTCGGGGAGACCCAAGTGCTTAATCAGCGGAGGAACGTCGCGAACATCGATGGCCTTCCCGTTCCCCACGAAGGTCGTGCTTGAGATGTTCATTTGAACGCCATCTGTAGCGCTGATTGCGGTGCCGTTGTTTTCAAAATGGCAGCCGTTGATGTTGATGGGAGACATCTTTGCTTCCGTTATGACATGGCGACGAGTCGATAATACTCTAGATGTAGACCACGCAATGCTTCCACCGTCCTAATGATTCAGAACACGTAGGTAGACGCTTAACTCTTATGACGGCAAGATGCACACTCTGGCATGTTACTCGTCGCCAAAAAACATCTCCAACCAATTGAAATTAAAAGAAAAAACAGTGGATCGCAAAACCTATTTGATTGAAATGTGCTCTAGCCCTCGAGGTCGACGCCGTTTCGAGTCCATGGGGAGCGCGTAAAGCCAGGCGGGGCGGCGGCTGGTGCTGCCGTCTAACGTTGCGGCCGGTGCTGCAGTTCTACTCGGTAGACGACATGACGGCCGATGCGGCGCCAACCGAATGAGGCGAATTTCTCTGGAAGATGAGGAAATTTCGCTACGCCAGACAAGACTCTCACGACACCACATGTTCCAATGCTCCTGCCTAACGTCTTGAAATATAAGAATAATGTATAAGGATTGTGATTCCTGTTGTCGTGGGTTCGAGTCCCATCAGCCACCCCAAAGAATTCTGAGCAGTATCAGGTAGTTAGAAACGGCACTGTCCCACAAGGCAGTGCCGTTTTTGTTTTGCAATTCCCAAATTGGGAATTCACAGCGCCTTCCGCTTCACGATTTTGTTTCGATCGTAGACCAGCGCAGGCGTCGCAGGATTCGCGTGAAGGTCAGGAAGCGTCCCGCGCTACTGCTCAAATGGCGTCGCGTAATATGCACCCAGCTCATGGAACGTGAAGCGCTCGACGATTACCCTTTTCTCCGATCGCCTCGCTCATCAGCTTCCCCCAGAACCGTTTGAATTCGTCTCGCGTGTAGGGCGTGCCGGACTTTGGTGTGAAGACGTAAAGATATCCCCGGTCGCCCCGAATCACTTCCAAACGGTCGAGCAGCGCGGCGAGCGCCGGCGTGATTCCGATCTGCTCGATGACCTCGCCGCGCTTCTTCCCGCGCTGTTTCGCGCGGATCAC